CAACCCACTCTTTCGCGTACTTTTCCCCGAAATCCTCCCGGACTCAGCCTGCACTTGGTCCAATTATTCCCTGCATCATAAACGGGAGAAAGGCGGAGCTCCGCATGGGGAGGGAACTTATGACTTCCTGGGTGTGGGTTCTGCACTTCAGTCTCGACACTATAACGGAATCCTTGTAGAAGATGATCTAGTCGGTCGGAAAGCGATTGAGTCCATTTCAATAATGGACAAAACAATCGACTACCACAGACTCCTCGTCGGTGCGTTCGAGAACCCAGACTCGTCTGACCACGAAAACGATGAGCTTATCGCAGGGAATCGTTGGGGCTACACCGATCTTTGCTCCCACATCCGCGAGCACGAGCCCGAGTTTCGTATCGTAACTCACAGTGCCCTCGGCGGCTGCTGCGACGCCCATCCCCCGAACCAACCAATCTTCCCCGAAGAATTCTCCTTCGAGAAACTTCTACGCTGGAAGAATCGACTTGGCAACTACCACTTCTCCTGCCAATTCCTCAACAACCCATCCGCTCCCGAAAACGCCGACTTCCGCGAAGAGTGGCTCGGTTCCTTCACCCTCGAAGCCCCCAACGAGGCAAACGCCTGGAAGGAAAGAATCCACCACGAAGTAAAAGACGGAATCGTCAAGCCCTCATTCCCACGACAACACCTTAATCTAGCGATGGCTGTCGATCCGAATCACAGCGGCAACGCCGGCCTCGGGCGTTGCCGTCATGCTATTGTTGTCGTCGGGCTTTCAGCGCAGAATGACTACTATCTTCTCGACTGTTGGGCGCAAGCGGCGTCGTATGATACTTTCTACGGCAAAATCTTCGAGATGGCGGATAAGTGGCATCTTACAAAGTTTGGGCTAGAGACTGTAGCGGCTCAGAAATACATCGGCCATCACATCAAACAGATGTGTCAGCTGAAGGGCCGCATGATGAGGATTATCGAACTCAAGGGTGAGGTCGAGGGACCTGATGGCGAACTTACGAGAAAGAAAGAATGGCGTATTCGTAACGTCCTGGCTCCTTTGTTCGAACAAGGTCGTTTCTTTACTCAGCGAAGATTTCAGGACTTTCTTGGAGAATATATCGGATTTCCAAAGGCTCAGTTTGTCGATATACTCGACGCATTGGCCTACATTCCCCAACTGCTGAGGACACCTTTTAGCTACGAGCGGGATTTGATGATGCGTCATAACAATCAGTTGGGAGCGAAGCGAGTCAACGCCCCCTACAACGTCGCGGTACACTGATGCCTAAAAAGTTGATGGACTGTGTTCGAAAGGCCAAAGCTAAAAACTCAGCGCGCCAGAAGCGTGTCAATCCCTGGGCAGTCTGCGTGGCATCCACAGGACTCAAGCCCCACAAGGAGAAGTAGCTTGGGAGTCTTTCTTTCAGATCTCAGAGACTTTTTTAGCCGAAATACTGACAAGCTCCTTGTCCTTTTCGTCTTGGTTCTCTTCTACAGAGGCGCTTGGTACGGTTGGCATTATCACATTGAGCCGCTTGCCTCTGCGTCGATTGATCTCGTGAAACAATTCGCAGCAGCTTTCTTGACTTTAACAGTAAGCTCTCGACTAAGTTCACCTAACGGAGGTTCCAATGCTTCAACGACTAGCAACACTAACGGCCCTGCTTCTACTGGCAAGTAGCTTCGCTTTTGCTCAGGCTCCCCCGAACCTTCCCGGCTATCAGGTTCAGGCGTTTGTCGGCTACATGGGGATCGTAGGACAGAATAGCGGGAATGGCCTTTTTACTTCGTTCGCGGTTCCCGTCAAGACACTCAATCAGAAGTGGAGCATGACACTCGCCCTTCGTGCAGATAACTTCGCCTTTACCTCGCCTTCGGAGAATTCTCTACTTGGTGGCGTGGAACAGCGATTCCAAACAAGCAGCGCGACTTTTCTTGACGGTATGGTCATTCAGCCTTTTGTTAACGAGATGTTCGGCGAGACTCGTGCGACGTGCGTCGCGACGAGTAACTGTGCAGCTGGAGTAAGTACAAAGTCTGACTTCACCTCCAAGATCGGCGGAGGTATTGATATCGTAACGACTCAACACACGACATGGCGTATCTTGGAATTTGATCATCTTTGGTCTCGCGCCTTTCCGGGTGGTGGTTTGACAGTTTCTAACGCGAATCAACTAATCACCGCCTTCGGCTTCCACTTCTAGTGTGGCGACGTCGTGATCGCGATCTTCTTCGACGGCTCGTTGCTGCCGTCGAGTATTTAATTGCCCCGGCAACAAAAGTCTGGATTGTACGAGAGGAAAAGATGCCAACGAATAATTCGATAGTTGCAGGTTCTTCAGGCGTATTTCAGGCTGTTCCAAATGGGGCAATCAATCCAGGGACGTATTCTTGGACCTGCTCCGATCCGGCGGTTACTCTGACACCTTCTGCGGATGGCTCGGAGGTAACTGTCGCAGTTCCAGCGTCGGATTCTAACAGCGGTTTCACACTCAGTGTCAGCGTTCAGTCGTCAGACGGCACGACTCTCACGAATAGCGCCTCAGTGACGATCACACCCGCTGCCCCGGCTCCGGCGACGGCTGTTGTGATTCAGCAACTTTCGTAGAGGCTAAGTGCCAGACCAAATCATCCTCGCGAAGTTGTCTGTTGAGAAAGAGACGGCGCTTAAAGTCTACCTCAAGCGCCGTATCCTCGAACTCAAGCAGGGGATGAAAGATCTCTACGAGAACAAGATCGTCAGATGGCGTCAAGCCTACGATGCAAAGCCGGTTGAGGAGATTCGACAGTTTCCTTTTCAGAACGCGTCGAATCTCATCATCCCTATCATCGCGATCCATACCGATACACTCCATGCTCAGCTCATGGCGGCGATATTCAAGACCCCACCCCTTGTCTACGCGAAGATCATGGGCGAGCATGGAGCCGAGGCGGAAGAGCTCAAGGACGCTTACGAAGAGTTCATGCAATGGGCGGGGATTGAGCCTCGAGAACTCGACCTCTACCGCGTGTATGACGAAGGCGACCGCGAGTGTATTAAGTACGGAACCGTCACGTATAAATGCCCTTGGGAGGAAGTTACACGAGACTTCTTCGTCCCCGGCGGAGACGGAACAGGGACAGCCAAAGACTTCACCGATCGCACGATCTACGAAGGTCCTCGGCCTGAGAAACTTCCCTTCACGTCCTTTTACATACCTCCGATGGCAAAGTCCATTGAGGATGCGGACTTCAAAGCTCACAAACGCGTCATGCTTCAGCATGAGCTTGAGGACCGAAAGTTTCGCGAAGTTTACGAGCGTAAGGCTGTTGATGCCGTCCTCGGCAGACCCGACAGGACCTCTCCGACAAGCGAACAGCAAGAAAAAGAACAAGACCTCGGCGCGACGACCTCTGCATCTTTCGGCCACAAAGAGTGGGACGTTTGGGAGTGCTACATCACTTGGCGTCATGCAGATGAAGCCTTCGCGCCTCGGATGATTGTGACCTACCATGAGCTCTCTGACAACATTCTCCGTGTCGCCTACGACAACATGGAATTCGAGTGGTTCGTGGGCGCAAGAATGGCCCGACGTGACGACATGTATCACGGTATGGGCTTTGCGGAGAGTCTCTGGTACTTCCAAGAAGGGGCGTCGGAGACGTACAACGGGTATCGAGATAACCAAACTGTTGCAAATACCCGTGTCTGGCGTGTTAATCCCGACTCAAAGCTTCATCAAGGCTATCGAATATATCCTTCGTCCATGCTTCCTGCGGAGAAGGATGAGATCGAGGCTCTGGCTCACGGCGACTTATCACAAATCAACATTGACGAACTGCGCCTTCTCCTCGACCTCGCGGAGCGTCGTTCCGGCGTCAGCCCTCCGATGCAAGGGATGGGAGCTGCTCAGCAGACGGGCAAGCGCGGAATCTACGGGGCGATGAATACGCTCGCCGTGATGCAAGAAGGAAACGGGCGCAAGGATGCACTCGTCTCTGACATGCGCGATTCCCATGTCAGGTTGATGCGGCTTGTTAGTCATGAATATGGAATCTTCGGGCCGCAGAGTAACTTCCACAAAAAGCGTCTAGAACTTTTCGGCAAGAAGGCCGACAAGATCGCTGAGGCTTTTCAGAAAATCGTCAAGAAGGAGATGGCTCTTCCTTGCTACTCCTCGACGGCTTCTGTTAACAAAGAAGTAGAGAAGCAAAACGACATCATGTTGAGTCAGGTGATGGCTCGGCACTATCAAATGATAGCGCAGCTTCTCAACTCTCTGCAATCCGCTGGTGTCGCACCGTTGGTGAAGCAATATTTTGTTCAGGTTATCATCTCTTCGAATCTCTTGATGAAGAAGTTGCTTCGTAACTTTGACTACGACGAGGTTGAACGCTTGCTGCCCGATCCACTCAAGCAGGCACAGGAGAATCAGCCTCCTGCTAATCAGCCTCAGTTGCCACAAGGAGGTCTGGGTGCAGCTCAACCAAATATTGGCGGAGGTCCCGTCGGAGGTCCTCCGATGGCTGGAGCAGGCTCCGGTACAGTACAATGAGATGCTTCAATCTGCCGCAGACAAAGCGATGCGTACTGTAACGAAGGATAGTGACACGACGAAGATGTTTCGAGCTCAGGGGAATCTCGAGGTTCTTGAAGCTCTCATCTGTATGCCCGCTGAAATACGAAGCTATCTCCACGAAGTGTCAACAGGAAAGCGTAAGAAAATCGAAACAGGAGGTCCAAAGTAATGCCGAACTGGTTCAAAAGAGAAGAGAAACTGCCCCCGGAGTTGGAGGGAAAAACTCCTGAGCAGGTAGCAGCGTCGCTTAAAGAGGCGGAAGATCTCAAGACGAGGCTCGCGACTCTTGAGGCCGAACGTACTACAGAAAAGAATCTCGTCGAAACGATGAAGAACGACTTCAACGCAACAAAGACGAGGCTTCAGGAACTTGAAGCTAATGCGAAGAAACAACCACCTCCGCCCCCTGTGGAGAAGGTAGGCTTCGTTGAAGACGGCGATCAGGCATTCACTCAACGCTTCAACGAACAGGTCGCTCCTACGACAGCAATCGCCGTCACCGCAGCGCAGCAAGTCGCTCGTATGTCGGCGGAGAATCATCTGTCGAGTCTCGATTCGCAGAACAACACGATGGACGCTCGGTTGTTTCGAGCCTGGGCGCAGGACATCGACGGCGAGGCGAAGAAGTACAATCCTACTCAGCTGATCCAACCTCAGTCGTGGCTGTCGATCTTCTACTTCATCAAGGGCATTCGTGCCGAGGAATTGGCGAACCCAGAGATTAGGAAGAAGAAATACTCCTTCCTCGAACCGGCACGCTCGAATGGAACGCCTCCAACGAATAACGACAACAAACCGGCAAACGAACAACTAACTCCCGAAGAACTTCGCGTCGCGAATCGAATGGGAGTTAGCCCAGAAAACTACCTCAAACGCAAGAAGTCAATGCAGTTTGTCAACGCCTAGGAGACGACGATGCCAGAAGCCACAAAGACACCAACAATTACCTCACAGGCTTTGCCCCCAAGTCAGCGTCCAGGAGCAATCGATTCGTCTCCGGCGATAGCACCCCCACCCATAACCGACGCGGATATCGTCGCGAAACCGCTGCGAGCGCCCAACTTCGTCAACCTAATCCCAAAGAACTCTTCCCTCTGCGGTCGTTGGGTCAATCGAGCCGTCGGCGAGAAAGAATCGACAATGCGCTACGACCAGTGCGTAGCGATGGGATTCAGGCCGGCGAAGCCTGAGGAGTTGTATTTCCTTAGTGAGGGAAAGAAACTCGATTGTCCAGCTTCACTCGCGCGCGATGGGCGAGTTTTCTACGGTGATATTATCTACATGGTCATTCCTCGTGTAGATTACGTCGGCGCGTTGAAGTGGAACGAACAGACTGCGTCGCAGCGGGTTCGACGGTTTGGTTCTACTCAAGACACCTCTGGCGACCGTGCGCAGCCTGGGTCAGCGATTAAGGGTATCACGGACAGTGCAGCTGCCAGAGCAGGAAAGGTGGGAGTCTACATTCCACCCCTCGCCGAGGTTGACGCCCTGACCTCCGGTGAGAAGCCGACTTTAGCAAAGTGACAAAGTATTACAAGTTGTAACAGTTTGTCCCGGAACGCCCCGTCCGGTATTCTACGAAAGGAGCATCAATGGCCTCAGCAGAGATCCACAGCATTCAGTCTGTATCTGGCAATCAGCCAAGAATGCGGCGGCTCCCTGAAGAAGCCGGCCAGACGTTTCTTCCTGGCACTCCTGTGCAGTTAGCCTCTGGTGACGGTGGCGTAAAAGCATGGGACGGTGTCACGGTTGCATTCGGAATAGCCGGGTTCTCTAAGGAGTTTGGCAACAACCTCGCTGCTTTGGGCGTCACGCCTACAGCAGCGGTCAACCCAACGCCTCAACCCTCGACCGGACAAGCTGTACCGTTTGAGCCGTCGGCTGTTTCTATCTCGCGTCCGTTGTTCAGAGACGGTCGGCAAGGGTTTGAAGTATCAGTTGCCGACACGATCTTCCTCGGACAAGTCGGGCCGTCGCAGTCGACCGTAGCTACCGACGTGAGTAAGCAGTATGGACTTACGTTGGACGCGGACGGCCACTGGTATGTTGATAAGACGAAAACCGGAGCCTCGGCGGTGGTAGAAATCGTCCGTCTAGACCCTAACGATCAAGGTATCCTCGGTTCCACAACCCGTGGAGTGTACTTCGTAGTGCTCCCCGGCGCAGCTCAACTGGTGGCCTAAGATGACAATGGTCAGAGGGCAGTTCTCACAACTTATGGCACCAGGTCTGCACGACGAATTCCTCCACTGGATCGATCTTCTTCAGCGTGATGAAGAGTACTCGCATATCTTCCACGTTGAAACTTCGAAGATGGCCTACGAGGACGAAGTCGAGTTCGCGGGTTTGCCTCCCCTCGTAGAGAAGCCTGAGGGCGAAGCAATCTCCTACTCGGATGCAATTCAGGGCGGTTCGAAGCGGTATATGCACCTGACCTACGGTCTCGGTGTACGATGCAGCTTTGAGCTCTACGAAGATGACCAGTACAACGTCATCAACCAAGTCCCGAAAGCTCTCGCGCGTTCAGCGCACTTCGTCAAAGAACAACAGGCGTTTAACGTCTTCAACCTCGGGTTCTCGACTGTAACGACGACGGATGGTGTTTCACTCTTCAACTCAAGCCACCCACTACTCGGCGGGCCGGCTGCGACGTCTGTCGCACCGGGTCTGACGAATATCATCGCCTCAGCCGGCACGTACCCGAACAGGCCGATTACTGACGTTGACCTAAGCTTCACGGCGATTCAACTGATGGTCAACTTCTTTGAACGGCTTCCTGACTCACAAGGCTTGCCGATTACCATCAAGCCTAGGACGTTGGTTATCCCTCCTGAGCTGAAATGGATCGCGCGAGAAATCTTGGGGTCGCCCCACAAGCCCTACACGGCGGATAACGAAATCAACGCAGTCCTCGCTGAGGACTTGCAGTATTTCGTCTGCCACTATCTAACCTCGCAGAGCGCCTGGTTCGCCCTCGCGGATAAGATGGCTCATCGGTTGAAGTTCTTCGTCAGGCACGAGCTTGATGAAGACTTCGCAGATGACTTCGACACGCGGAGCGTCAAGCAGGTTAGCTTCATGCGAATCAGCGTTGGTGCGACTGTTTGGGAAGGAACCTTCGGCTCAAATGGGCCGTAGTGACACAATCGTAAGATGCCTAACCAAGCACATTCGGGCATACACGGGACTCCTTGGCACACCTGTGACATCTGTGGTTGGGACTATCCCACTGACAGACTCCGCAGACAACCGGGTGTTCATCGAGGCGCTCTTGTATGCCCGAAGTGTTGGGATGATCCTTTGACGTTTTATCGAGATTTCATTATTCAGGACAATCTTGCCCAGTCAGCTGATGAGGAGATGGCCGTTGCGCCGATTCTAAAAGAACCCATCAGCGACGATTCCACGCAGTTCTGATCTTAAGGGATGTCTCGTGGCGCTCACTCTCGCCTGGGGCAGGCGCGATCTGGGGACCTCCACATGGGACATCCCGCAAGTTTAGTCGGTTAGAAGCTGACACCAAGTCGGCTCAACCAGAAAGGTTACGACAATGCCGCATACTAAATCTCGTTACATGCAGGATTTGGGTTTTAACGATAGTCGGCTTTTTGTTGGGCCGGGAGATTTTGCCTTAATCAGCGGAACAGCACCGTTGACGAAAAATGCCTTCGGCGACTATTCCTTCAACCTCGGTAACTCCGCGACGTGCGTTTTTGCCTGTAATTTGGCTCAGGCGATCCTACGTCGACTTGGTTTTGCAGAGGACTTGCAAGAGCAGTTCGGCGGAGCGGGAATTGCTGGAAGAGCGGAGTATCAAGGTCGTCCGGACATACTTACGTCGATGGCGGCTGGACAGCCGATTACTCCACGCACAGTGCTTATTCCGAAAGGTTTTCGTCTTTTAGGACTAGACTTCGTTTATCTCGTCGCTGGATTGGCTCTTACGACGCAGCAATTTGGAATTGCCCTGACAAAGTTCGCAAATAATACTGCGAACGCGATTACTTCTATTGTTGCTATCGCAGCGAACGGGCTTCAGACTACTACGCAGGCGAATCCTTACGTGACGAACTATACGCTCACCGTAGCGAATCAACAAGCGATTAGCAATCCACAATCAGGCGTTGTACTTCCTGGCTATTTGCTTTTGGCTGATAACAACCTTTGGATTGAATGGGATATGTCCACCGGAGCTTCGGGGACGGCGAGACTCTACGGTATAGATGTTTCGTTTGAGTACAACTTCAACTAAAGTCGAAGGAGGCCAGAAATGCACTTCGACTTTACAGTTACTCTAGGTAACATTGTAACCGCCGCGGTCTTTATCGGAGGGATAATCCGTTTTGAGTGGGTGTTTCGTCGCTACGGTATAGAGCATGAGATTCTCGTTCGTGACTACTGTGAGCGACATCACATCAAACTCTCGGACCTCCCGACGAGGTTCAAGGGAGGGATAGCCAATGGCTAACGATTTATCCTCAAGGACTTGGTTCATCGACACCGCAGGTGGTGGCGTCCTTTGGCAGCCTCAGGTCTATATCAAGTTCATCGAGGTTGTCGGCGGAGCTGCTGCTGGCGCGCAGGGAGCTTTGATGGCTGACATTCAAGACCGCAACGGAAAATCAATCGTCAGGGCTCAGTTCCAGACAACGGTCGCGGGTGAGATTCAGACTTATAACTTGGAGAACTGGTTCGAGGGGTTTCAGGTAGCTACCCTTGGAGCCGGGCCTACGACGCTAAGGGTCCATGTGAAAT